CTGCGGTTAAGCCAGTCTAGTGTCGGCGGGGTCAGGTCACTGTGCGGCCCGTACTGGTTGAAGCGGAGGTCTTCCATTCCCAGAATAGTCAGGGCCGGGTCAACAGCCATGGGAACCCACCCGGTAAGGTTGGAATACCCAAACGCCGCCCGCGCAGTCTCGCCGAGCGAACGATCCTTGCCGTCCAGAGCGTCACGAACCATGATAGCCACACCAGCGGTCGCCATGCCCATATAGAGCGTCTGTAGCGCCTGCGGGTCACTGTGACGAAGGTTGCGGATTGCCTGCTTCTGGATCGCCTGCATCGGGAAGGTCTTCAAGTGACTGAACAAGCTACCCAACGTGGTATGCATCCAAGCATCCTGCTCGCCGGCCATCGACTTTTGCACGGTCTGGTTCATACCGCGCGTGATCGCAGCACCGAAACGCAGTCGCTGGTCCGCGTCCCACTTCTGCGGGTTGATGCGGTCTACAAACGTAAAGCCGTTCACCGTCTTGAACTCGATTGTGCCGTTAGAGATCAGCTGCTCCATTTCCATCAAGTCCTCGTCGAACAGTCCGAAGTCGATGCGCATCCGCCTACGGAACGCGTCATCAATGTTACCGTCCTCTACAGCACCGTCTTTAATGCTGCGGAAGATCTTGTCCGTGATGCCTGCCGCCACGATACGCTGCTGATGACCGCGCACCGCGTTGAAGCCGCTTACAGCACTCTGTAGGTAGGTTGCTTTCTGTGACATCGTGTTGATGGCGTTAGTGAACTGCCCACGATCCGTGGCGTTCATATCGTCAAGATCCAGATGCTCAGCAAACATCTTGTGATCCATGCCAAGGTCGCCCGTGATGAATGCGATGTCGGACAGTACTGCTTTGTTACCAGCCTTTAGCTCAGCGTCAAATGCTGCGAGTGGTCCTCGCTTCATCCAAGTCTCCAAGCCCACAGCGGCCATACTGGCACCCGTTTCAGCTAACTGAGCAAACCCAAGTTTGCCTAGGAGTGCCAAGTTGGTCATCCGTTTAGCGAGCGCCGCCTCGGGCATAATGCCTTCTTCGTAGTGCTTACCGAACAGATTAGAGTAACCGTGCACTGGCCCGCCGTTGAAGTGGCTAAACATAGCGCGAAGCAAGTCAGCGTCGGTTACTTCTTCACCTAGAGCGCGCTGTTGCGCCTGTGCTGCTTTGATGATCTCTTCCCGGTGAGCCTTGTTAGTAATGCCCACGCGTGCGAGACTGGCTGCACCCGCCATGCGGCGAGCATATCGCTGCCACACGCCGTGTAGGTCAGGGTCCATCAGATCAACGATCTTTAGGTCCGAGCCGTCCAGCGTGGGGATCTTGGTGTCCAGGTCGATGTCGTTACGGCTCTTGGTGAACCCTTCTTGCCCGCGTTCCTCTACCTTACCAGTAAGGCGCTGCATTAGTGCGTCGCGCTCGGCTACTGGCATACCTGAGCGTTGTAGAGACTGTTCAAGGAACTCGCGCCCGTCTCCACTAAGGAGTGAGATCAGGTTAGTGTCGATCTCCATGTCCTCGGCTTCAATGCGCTTAAGTACCGCGTCAGCTACTGCTTTGGCGTCCTTGGTGTTAGGCATACCAGCAGCTCTATAACCCTGTGCCATAGTGTCTACGATAGCTTGGCGATCCACAACTTTGTCGTGCACGAGGCGAACCACAGTGCGTCCTTGCCAGCTGTACGGGCTATAGCCGTCTTTAGGGGATAGGCCCTCGAACCCGTCGATAGACTTCTGACCGCCTTCGCCTTGACCGATACGAACTGACGTAGTGCCTGCGTTACCGTAGGCGTCAGCAGCTTTTAGTACAGCAGGGTCACGGCGAGCAATCTTGCGCCCCAGCATACGGTCGTTAAGCTCAAGCATGACCTCGCGGTTAAACGATGCCACTGCCTGCTGCGAAGGAATACCCAAGTTGGCCATGCCATGTCGCTTAGCCCAGTCAGTGGCCGCGTCGGCGGCAGGTTGCACGAACTGCTCTGTGATCTGGCGGTGATACATTTCATTGCCCGCCGCTGCTGTGTAGCGCCCGCGACCAAGCCCATTAGGACTTTCGTACACGTTACCGAGTAGCCAGTTCATTACAGAGGACTGAGACTTGTACATGCTAGTTACATTAGAGGTGGCGAAGTTTGTCATGCCCGACGTAGCAACTTGTGTCCACCACTCGTGGTCGTCCGCCAGTTTCCAGTCTAACCAGTCGCTGTCGTGCCGCCAAGCGTCCGCCATATCGCCCCACGCCTTCACGGTATCAGACAAGTTACCCTCCATCGGTGTTTTGGGAACTACTGGTCCCTGACCGGGGTTTACTTGTTGCGCGCCCACTGTGCTACCAGCAGGCTCTTCAAACACTACCGGGCCTTGCGTCTCAGCATTGGCCGGGTTTACGTCTGGAGCGTCATACAGACTTGCGTCGTCACGGGCCACACGCGCGTACAGTTCGTCCTGTGCTGCTTTAGCGGCTACTTTGACGTCACCTCCCAGAAGAGGATTAGCTGCCGCGCCCAGGATCATACCCTGCAATGCGCTTTCGGCGACAAGCGTCCAGTCTGCTGTTTCACGCACGCCTGCCTGAGCTGCACCCACTACCAGACCCGCTTGCAGACCAGCGTTAGCACCAACGGCAGCGGACGACATACGCATAGCACCCTTAGCACTCAGACCAACACGACGGCTAAGTTGAAGAGCTTTCCGAGAGGCGACCGCCGCTTTGTAGCCGCCACCAGTCATTAGCATCAACGGCGCGTCGATGTCTACGAAGCTACCTGCAATCATAGCCAAGTTGCTTGAGAAGCCGTGCTGCTTGCCTGCCTGCGCTGCGCGTGCCAGCTGCCCGTCGATACGCGCGCGCGCCCGCGCAGCTGCTTCCGCATTAGGCTGACCTAGAATTTCTTCGTGGTACTGTGATGGAACCCCTTTAGTTAGGGTCTCGAACTGATCAGTGAAGTCAGCCTCGCCGCCCGCGCGCTCACCGAGTATTAGTCGGTCCAGCCCGCTGTAGTGTGCCATAGGGTTCCAGTCGTCCTCGGCAGCTAGCGGCTTTAGTTCGTCGTTCAGGAAGTTCAGGACGTCCGCAGCAGCGGTGTCTTTGACACCCGCCACTACGTTATCCACGACCCCGCGCTGCGCCCGAGCAGAGTCGATCTCACGGGCGCGTTGGGAGTTAGGTAGCGCTCCCACATCCTGTGTGAACGACGGACGATCCTCTAACGGGATCATGAAATTCTCGGGCATAGTGCCTCCTTTCTAGCCGCTACTTTCCAGCGGCGTTTGCGTTATGTTGCTTGATGTACCTGCGACCAATGGACGCCGGGTCTAGTGTGATCGCGTCCGAGTACCCACCGCTAGGCAGGCTAAAGATGACGTGCAGCTGATTGTTGATGTACTGTGTCTGGAATGGACGCACACCAGTTGTCAGCGTCTGCATCTGATCTGAGGGAGTACCGGCCTCACCCCTGATAGGGATGTCTACGATACCCAAGTTCAACGACGAGGGTAGCCACACTGGCAGGCCCTCTTGCAAGGTAGTGTCGTTCGCAAATGGATACTGCTCTCGGAACTCGTCTGTACGGAAGAAGTCCATCAGCGCGTCGTTCATAGCTCCTGCCTGATCTGAGAAGTCTGCTGCCCGCCCACCAAAGAACATTTCAGCGGCTGATGGGCCGTCCATAGGAAGGTGCACAGCGACCCCGCCGAGTATGGGCGTATGGGCCTCTACGCGGCGTGCAGAACTAGACACCAACTCGCTAGCGCGTAGATGCGGTGATACAGCATGCGTACGAGACAGCTCAGTATTCACACGCTCGCGCACAGCCGCCATATTAGCCTCGTCAGTGATACCGAACCTGTCGAACATGGAGTGGTTCCACATTTGCTGGACGTCGGCGTTACGATTGAATATTGCCTGTGCCATGCCGACTTGCTCGGTTCGTAGGTACGTATCCACCGCCTCATCAACGCGAGCGGCGACGTCTGGGTTTGCCAAGAACTCAGTAGTGGTCTGCAAGTTCTTGAACTCACTCTTACGAAGACCGACCGCGCGTGCTGCGGCCTCTAGTGGCCCCTTATCCGCCATGTGCATGATAGCGTCTAGATCGTTGCGATGCTCTTTGTCGATCCACTTGTCTGCAAAGTCGGGATTGCGGGCAGCAAGCTCTCTGTACTGTTCAGCAGCGGCGACGTAGCGCGGGTTTACCGACCCGTCACGCTGCACAGCACCCTCTGCTAGGAACCCGTTAAGTGTACGGCGCATGCCTTTGTCTACCACGTTGGACTGCACGTAGAAGTCCATAAGCTCTCGCTGCATGGCTTCCTCTGGGTCTACATTGGTGTCTGCTGCTACGGCGTCCTGCGCATTTTCCATAGCGCGCTCTGTTGCCGCCTTTACTGCCCGTGCTTGTAGCTTTGGCGAAAGCTGGTCCAGAGTACCGGACATAACAGCAGCGTCAATTTCAGTCTGCTCTTCTGTGTACTTCACGCGGGCGTCCACTGCATCGTCCAGCTGAGTTACCTGCGCTTCTACTGCTGCAAGTTCCTCGTCCGCATTGAACGCAAGTCCATGCTCCCGCTGGATCTCTAGTCTCTGCTCCTGTAGAGTACGCTGCGCAGTTAGCACGTCCTGCGCGGATACGTCACCGGTCTCAAAGCCGGACACAGCTTTCTCGAACTCCGCAGTGGCGGCCATGATCTTGGTGCCCGCTGCGAAAGCGTTAGCCTCGTCCAGCTGGTTCTCTGCACTCTCACGAAGCTCGCCCATCAGGTCCACTTCTTGCTTGGCGTGCGCCATGGTGCGCTGTACACCTACACTAGAGAACGCCTCCCGGCGCTTCGACAGCCAATCGGCCCGCGACATGTCACCATCACGGTAGGCGTCGTCGAGTTCGTTGACTACAGGCTGGGATTGAGTGTATGCGTCAATACCGGCCAACTCGCGGACACGTGTAATACGGTCCCCTATAGCCTTCTGGCGCTGAGCAGCTGACATGAACTGGTTCATCTGCCCGGTACCGTGCTTGCGCAGGTAGTCGGTTAGCGTGGTTCCCAGCTCGTCGGCAGGGTTGTACTTACCGTTCGTGGACACGAACTTAACCATGCCACCTTTACCGCCTAGGTGCGCCACGGCTACCAGCCCAGACCGCGTAACGGTCACACCGTTGATGGTAGAGCCGATGAACTTGTCCAGGCCCTTTGACTCGATAGTGTCCAGTACGTCCTTGACGTGCCAGCGGCTAACGCGCCGTTGCTCAGCCTTGGTCATCATAGTGAATTGCCCCACTGTGATGCTCTCTCCTGTTGCCGCGTTGTACTCGCCTAGCCGCGCTGCGCCGAACTGTAGCGCACCGCCAAACTCTCGACCATCCAGATTGCGACGCCAAGCTTGGGCGTTACCGCCACTCTCTGTGCCCTGTAAGCTGTCAATGATAAGGTCCACAGCAGTGCCGCGATCACCGCGTACCATTGCTTCCTCTACTAGCATACCCGTAGTTACTCGTCCTTCGCGGATACCGGCGGCGGCGGCAGAATACACCTGACCCGCGTCTGCCTGTGTTGCTGTGATGTCGTGCGCGGCGTACAGGTCAGTCAGGGCCTCGACGGCAGCACCGGGTTCGATGCTGCCTTGTTCGATACGAGCCATCAACTCGGCCTTACCAGCCAACAGGTCTTTGTTCAGACGTGTACGATTACGCTGCTCGAATGCGCGCTTAGCGGACTCGATCTGGCGGCGCAGAGGGACAGGCAGTCCCTTGATGCGACCGTTGCCAGCCAACACTTGGTACGCGGCAGGATTGTCGTTCTCAAAGGCGCGTACAAGACCTACTGCGACCGCTTGGTTGCGGCGGTCCTCAGATAGCCCCGCAGTGGGCGACCCTTCTCCACCGTCTGCGAACGCTAGTAGCGTATCGCCTGCGGTAGGGTCCATACTGATGGTGTCTACGCTAGCCGCCACGCTGTCGAAGTTGCGCTGCTCTTTCCACTCTAGGTGGTTTACCATGTGGTCGTCTACCAGCACAGGGATCTGTTTAAGTAGCTGCTCCCGCGCCAGTTCGGCTGTTCGCGTGTCGGTCACGCCGTCAAGTACACCCTCTACCCGGTTCATGAAGTGCGCGCGGTATTCTTCGGGGTTCATTTCAAACCCACCTTGGGCGATCTCCGCACGCTGGGCAGTCAGCAGCGACGACGCCATACGCTGAGCGTCAACTACCCGGTAGCCTTCCAGCGCCCACTTGTCGCCGCCCATTTGGATCTCTTCAAACGTCTTGCCTTGTTGTGCGGCCATCTGGCCTTCGATGAGGGATGTTTGCTGGCGTTTATCTACTGCGTTAGCAAGTACACCAGCGGCGTACTCACCCAGCCCCTTGGCTACACTGGCGGACACGGTGTCCACTAGCTGCGGACGGGCAGCACGCGGTGTTGATGCAGGCCCCGCGCCTCGGGGCAGCTGCACGGCGTCTACTACGGCAGAGGCTCGAAGGGAGCGGGCCGCGTTCGTCTCTGGCGCTGAGCGCCGTTCAAGTCCTTCTGCCATGTTATGTCCTTACTGTGCTATTTGTGGGTGCTGCGATACGCGCACTCAGTGTTTCTGATGGTGTTTGATGACTGTCCCAAATCTCAAGGACGTTCTTGCCCAAGCCGAGCATAGCCGCAGCCGTGGACGGTTTGGGGATCACAGACACGTCCTTGTTCATGGCCGCACTTACGGCTGTGTTCCGACGCTCTTGGCCGAAGGCTCGCAGTGAGTTCTCGAACGAAGTGGTACGTGCAAACTGGGCGCGTGCAGCTGAGCTGCGTAAGCCGCGCATCACGTTGTCCACTGAGCCGCCCGATACTCCGGCAGCACCAGCGGCCACTTGTGCCTGACCTTCTGCTATGATCAACTGTCGCTGTATCTCCGCGTCTGCACGCACTGCGGCGTCCTGTGCAGAGATTTCATTCAGAGTGGTCACGTTGTTGCTCTGTGCCGCTGAGATAGCGGACATCGTGTTGTTAAACGCCTGTAGACTGCGTGCCATAGCGGCCTCTTCCTTCGCCACGCCTAACGCGCCGAAGGCTTGCACAGTCTTTAGGCCCATTTGTGCGAACATCAGTCCGCGTGAGCTGGTCATCCTAATCTCCTACGTAGCTTGCGGAAAGAACCGTCCCACTCGATTTCGAGTATAGTGTCGGGTCGAATGTCTTCCGATGTGATTGTCATTGACGCGCGGTCGTTGCGCTCTCGCCATGGAACCCGCAGCGTATGGTTTTTGAAGCCGTAGCGGTCCGGGTCTAGGTGATCGTCGTCCAGCGGGAACCGCCGGGGCCAGAACTCGCGGTTCGCGCGATAGGCACTGTCGAACGTAACCTTGACGTCAGCGCTGCGGGCCAGTGTGATCATGTACGCCGCAATAGTTAGAACGACATTAGATACCACCCTACCTTCCCTGTCCCTATACTCTGGCTGGGTTGGTTGTAGCTCGCGGTACACAGGCAACCCTACTGTTACTGTAGATCCCTCTGGACACGTACTAGCACGGAACTCGTGTGTAAACGTACCGTCGCCGTTGTCGGTAATCGTCTCTGGCACCGCATAGTTACCGGGTGTGGCACACCCAGTCCTCTGCACGACGATGGCGTCTTCGTAGTCCACAGTGATCTCGTTGTCTGCGTCCACAGTGTGCACCGTCTTGCGGTCAAGCGTGATGTGGAATCCTACGTCGTCGTCAGTGCGGTTCAGGTCCATGCGCAGTAGGATGGCCTCGCCGGGATTGTCCACGTTGTCTATGGTGACAAACATGTTGCTGCTGTCGAAGAACACGTTACGCACGGGGCCGGGAAACTGTCTTTTAGACCAGCTGGACTGCACGCGATCCGACGCGTTCCACAGGTACTTGTATACGTACAGGGTGTCTGTGTCGCCGGAGGCTGTGAAAGCTACTAGGTTGAAGTTCTCGGCCACCGCCATAGATGAAACGGTGCCTTGGATGTACTTGTCTTGTGCAGACGTTAACGGGTCAGCACCGTTGGTAGCAACTTGGTCGTTCGTGAAGAACTCGTTGATGCCCGAGTGTACACCCGACAAGAACGGCAACATTACGGTACGGCCTGTCGTAACTGGGCGCGCCCCGGTGTTTACTGTGTAGTCTGTAGTTAGTACCATGCTGGCATTAGATGGCGTCAAACCGCCACCCGTGATCACAAACTGCGCAGAGCCAGGGTCGCTGACAAGCAACAGGTTGCGGTCGAACGGGATCATCCAGTCAAGAGACGCCCCGCTGGACTTCATGGACTTAACTTCAACAGGGTCGCTGTCGCTGTCTACTGTAGCCGACTTCTTGAAGAAGTCTCGTGGATCGTCCGAGCGGGACATTATGACTTTTCCGCCTGCCAGCACTGCTAGCCTACTCTCGAACCCCCCGAGGTCTCGAATGCTCTTACCTACGAACGATGGGATTGGGTTACTGTCCTCGTCGCCGATGCGGCGTCCAAGCCACGACCCTCGGGACAGAGTAGCTGATGAACCTGAGATCGTCAGCTCCATTGGCATAGTGTCTAGGTCTAGGTTATGGGCCAGCGAGGGGTCTGCTGTCTCTTCCCACACACCAGTATCGCCGAACCCGTCACCATCGACGTCGGTTGTGTCGGAGTTGAAGCGTAAGTAGTAGTCGTCGTCACCCGACACGTCACCCACAACGCGCACAACATGGCCGTGTTTAGCGAAGCGTGGCAGATCTTCTACTTTATCCACTGTCTCCGTAGCGGCCCTAAGAACGGCACCGTACTCCCCGTCGGACACAGCGATAGTCATGGGTGCGGTGTAGTTGACAACCAGTACATCAGACGCACGCTCTAGTGTCATACCAGTGGGCAGTCCCTCTGCAACTAGTGCTAGGCGGATTTCTTCGATGATCGCATCAGAGCTAGTGTTGTCCGCGTCGCCGGAACCCGTACCGTCTGGCGTAGTGTACGAAGCGGTGATGCTCGTTACACCAGATGAGATAGTGACCTCGTATGTACGGCTGAACTGTCCCCCAAGGCAAGTGATCAGGCCCGCGTCGAACGGGCGACCCACGACAGTTGCGTCGGCCTCCACCACCTTGTCGCGGTTCAAGCAAAACACGACCTTTTCGTCCTCGTCTGTGTAGAACAGCATGTCCTCGCCAATGTAACCCAGCCCATCTGGCGAGCTTAGTGTAAGGGCCGCTCCTGCGTCATCCCAGACTTTGAACTCACCAAGTCCGAAGCCCGCTTGGTACTTTGTACCCTGCCACGAGAAGTCGAGGATAGCCATAGTCGATGTGGAACCCGTCAACTTAGCGATCTCGTCCGTACCGGGGCGCGATGTGATACCTTCCTGTACGTCACTCTCGTAGTTGATCTGTTCCGTGACGTGGCCGACTGGCCGAATACGCGAGGGCTGCTGGTTTACGCCCTGCAACATCGCGCCTAGTGATCCGTCTACTGTAGGCATGGTAGTCTCCGTTTATGTCAAAATAGGCCCGCCACTCGGCGTTCCGCTGTACTGAATGTTCGGCCTACGGCAATGCGTGATGCTTGAGGCGAGTTCAGTGCGTTCGTGTCAGTGTTCTTTAAATGCTCGCGCCACAGTTCGACCCATGCCTGCATCTTTGCGTCTTCCAGTCGATTGAGCTTACCCTCCGGCATTTCCTCATCCACGGCGAAGTCGTAGCGAGCGCGGTGCTTCACGTAATCCTGCGCAGATGCGGGTAGATCACTAAGGTCCAACTCGACCACGTGCTTGACTTTTACAGTGGTGCCCGTCGCGAACTGGAAAGTCCGGTTGGTCATGTCGAAAAGCCGGCGTCCACGCTTAACGTAGTTTAGGCGGGTGTCGCAAGGGTCGTTGTGCAGCGTCCCGTTAGGTACGTAGATCTCGCCTTCTGAGTTAGGCGACCACACAGGGTAGGACGTATTAAACCAAAGCCCCAGCTTTAGTGTTGAGAACATCACTTCCTGTAGTTTACCATTAGCTTTAACCCAGTCTGGATGATCGCTGTCTGCGCCAGTCAGGCCATCAACTCCGATGGCCGAAAGCATACTGTTGATGATGGTTAGCTCATCCAGCATAGTTACCTCCGTTCATTAGGCGCGTCGTACGCCTAAACAAAAAAAAACCCGCCCACACGACCAATGAAGGAAGTGCAGGCGGGCTGGGTTAATTAAGGTGCGGCGGCGAACACTGCGCCACAGACGTCGGGGCGACGGTTGGACACACCGAACGCAAGCCATGCGTCGATGAACCACTGCTTCTCGATGTCCGACCAGAAGATGTTGCTGGTCAGCGGGATGGTCTCGCCAGCAAGCAACGACTTAGGGTGCAAGATGATGGCCTTGGCACGAGCCTCGGCAGCGGACAGGTCGTAAGCATTGTCGTTGGAGTCGTTCGACAGGTAGTGGCCAGTGATAGCCGCTTTGGGGATGCGCGCAGTCTTGACGATTGGCACACCTTTGACGGTCATGATCTTGCCGTCGGCAAAGTCGCCGTTGTCAGTGGAGAAGTCGCGGCTGATAAGTTTGTCATGGTTCAGCAGAACTTCTTCCTGAGTTGGTGACACGAACAGTGCGCACTCGTCGGTGTCGATCTCGTCTTCCTGCATGTCCACAACGATCTGCGCCAACTCTTTGTAGAGCTTGTCGGGGTCGAGTTCGTCGCCAGTGGCAGAGAGCGTCTTCGGACGGCCAGCACCGATAGCGCCGTTAAGGCCGGATGGAGCATCCATTAGAGCGCCTTTGATGGCTTGGATCAGGAAGGCTTGGTCGAAGAACTTGCCCAGCTCTTTACCGTGGTCTTCGGACAGCTCGGCCCGCACGTTGAAGTCGGCCTGGAACGAGTTGATCAGGGACTGGTTGTCGCGCGCCAACACGATGGTGTCCACGGTTACGGACGCTTTGCCGTAGTTGGTCTTGTTGGCCGCAGGGCGCACGCCGTCAGTCAGCTTCTGCAACTTGGTCTTACCGGAGCGCCGTACAATCTTGGTGTCGGTGCCAGTAATGTTCTGCACGTTGAAGAAGCGACCCATCATGGATTGACGGGCGAACTGGCTGTCCACGAGACCGCCGAACTCGGCGATCAGGTCAGCGCGTTCTTGATCGGACAGGTGCGAGCTGTCGGTTGGGATGTTAACTCCGCTCATGTATTTCTCCTAATAAGCTAGCTTTGGTTATTCCAATAGGGGTCCATAAGGATTAGATCCCCTGTTGCTCTCCCAGACGACGGCGTTTGAGAAGGGCGGCGCGGGCCTCAGGCGTAGCTTTGCCCGTGCGAGCAAGCTTACTCAATTGGTCGCCGTATTCGCGCTGTGAGATACCCTTGATCACCTTTGCGGGCTTGGTGTCGCCTTCCAGCGTCTTGCCGTCAATGCGGGTGTTCTTGGGATCAGCGTTATACTGCGCCTTTAGTTCAGCTACGGCGAACGCGGCCTGCTTGCCGCCAGCATTGATCATCGGCGTGAACTCGTCAATGTCTTCTTTTGACACGTTGTTCTTGATCCAAGGCAGCATAGTTTCCCACGCTTCCTTGCTGCCCGCAGTCTCGTGCACAATCTTCATAGCCGCTTCAACTTTGGCGTTGTTACGGCTTACGACGGCCTCCACACCGTTCATGATCAGGTTGGCGTTGACTTTACCGACCTTCTCAATCAGGGCTTCCTTGTCGATCTGCGACGGGTCGCCCGCCTTCACTGCGTCGTACAGAAGCGCCTTGGCACTGTCAGCGTCGAGACCGGACTCGTGCAACTTGGCTAGCACGTCGTCGCCTGTCTGGTCGCCAGTTGGACCGCCCCACTCGTCGATGTTAAATTCGCCTGCACCGTCTACCGTGTCGTCACCAGCGCCTGCGTCAACGGTTTCTTCGCCGTTGTCTGCCACGACGGTATCGTCGCCCTGTAGTTCCTCAGTACCAGTGCCTGCTACGACTGTATCGTCGCCAGTGCCTGCTACCACAGTGTCTTCGCCTGTTCCCTGTACGGTGTCTTCATTCGCCATGTGTTACTCTCCTTGACTGGTCGCTGCCGCTTTGGCCACGTCCACTTGACCCTGCGACTGCATTAGGGCCTGTTGTTGTTTCATTTCGGCGTCTTGGTTCGCCTGTATCTGTTCTTTAGACAGCACGAATTGTGCTAGGTTCACACCCCGGTTCGTGAACACGAACTGAGAGAATGCTTGCTTGTCGATAGTAGCTCGTACATCTTCTGGCACGGCGTCTAGCATTTGTAGGTCGCCAATGGCCAGACGTAGTGCGTCCAGTTGACCCTCACGAGACAAGCTTTCCATGCCCGTGCTAACGATCACATCGTGTAAGTCCAGATCAAGATCGGGTACTCGCTTTTCGATACCGGCAACCAGAAAGTCCGCTTCTCGCTGCTGCCAGTTTAGAGCCAGCTTAGAGTAGATACCACCGAAGGCACTCTCAAGTTCACGGGCCAACACGCGGATCTCTTCTGCCGTTACTCGCTCGGCGTCGCGGATCGTGCCTGCGTTAAGCAGGAATGCCTGTGACAGCTGCCGCTCCCATTCAGCCACGAGTGTTCGCATGGCTTCCAGTTCAGTGACGTGCTTGAAGTCGGGCTTAGTTACGTCGCCTTCGCGCCCTAGATGGTACGTGCCGCGATCAGAGTTGTTCAACTCATTGATGTCTACCGACGACGCAGGGTCCACGAAGAACTTGATGTTAGACAGGATACCCACAATGTCCAGAATTACTGCGGACACTTCGTTCACGTTGTGGAACAGAATGCTGTTGGCTTCGACTAGACCGCGGGCGTATGTTTCACCCCGAGACAAGTCCCACGTGATGTCAACGCACGGGAACTCTTCCAGTGAGTACGACTCGCGAGTAGACTCGATTACTACCTCGTCTACACTCTGTACCCGGTGCCACGTCTTGTGTTCTAGGTAATAGTAAGTGAAGATGTCTACAGAGGCGTCCTGCTTCTGACGGCCCTTAGCTTCTTCAACAAGTCGTTGCTCGTCTTCGCCGAGGTCTTCGAAGCGCTTAGAGTCTCGCAAGAGTACAGACGTCAGGTCGCCTTTCAAATTGCGTGTCACGCAGAAGTCTTTAATGCCGTACACAACGCGCTTGCGATCTGGTTGCCGGTGAATAATAGCGTTGCCCGCCACGATGGCGTTGATTACCGCCATGACCGCCTGCGGTCGATACGCTGTCATGTTCAGATCGCGCATAGCGTCCTGCTCTACTGACAGTGTGGCCTTCTTAAACTCTAGCAGCTTTTTAGCGTAAGCGTTTTCGTCTGGCAGCTCACTGCGCAGACGCCTGTCCGCCGCTGGTGAGAGCGGCAGAGTAAAGAACGGAGTGTCGGTCGGGAACATCACGTCCACAATGCGGTTAGCTAGATGGTTAACCAGCCGACTACCGATTGCTACATTACCCTTGCTCTGCGTCTTGCCGTCCTCGTTGTCTTGAGGACATACCCAAGGCACAGTCCACATAGCGTAGGTCTCGCACCGGGTGACGGTCTCGCCCTTGCGGCCATCCATTACCTCCCATTGTGCTTTCAGATCTTCGGCGGCTTCTTCTTTCGGTGTCTCGATTTTGTCCATTACAGACCCACCCGTGAGGCTGCTCCGAGGCCACCCAGCGGTGAACCCGTCTTACGTTTCACAGTTGCTGTGCTGTTGGTAGACGTGATGTCAGAGCTGGTTTCGTCTGTACCAATAAGGATTTTAGCACCAGTGTCTTCACGCTTACTCTCCAGCGCAGCGGCCTCTTTGGCCTCTAGCTTCTGTTGTGCGAGCTGGTTCTCTTGCAGCTGCCTGTTCTTCTTGGCGGTCTTGCGGGCGCTCACAGCGGACCCCGCAGAGGCGGCTAGGCCAGCTGCGGCAATGATTGTAGTTAGTGCGGCCACTATCTAATCTCCTGGGATCAGCCGATACGATGTTTCAAATGGACTAAAGCCCATACGTTGCAGGTATCGGTCTGCGGCTGGTGGACTTGATTCTAAGAGTGTCATGCGGATTTCGTCCACGTTGAGCTTTACGCCCACCGACACGAACTCTTTCAGAAGTCTGATACCAGACTTGTCGTTTGTGTACCAGCCTAGTTCGACCAGTACAGTCGTCTGCCGGAATGGATCTTCTAGCAGGGTACCTACGATTGCACCACTTTCAGAGCGAATGCATACACCATCCCGAATTAGTTCTTTAAGGATAGCTCTTGTCTTCGCTTTGTCCAGCGGATAGTCGTAGTGTGCGGCGTTGAATTGCTCGGCTAGGTTATACAGCCAGTCAAGCTCGGAGCACAATACTTTCCTTAGCATTTGCGCAACTCCTTGATCAACTCGGATGCAGTGTTCAGGTTAAGATCTATACCGAACTCTTTCTGCAAGATTTCAGCGAACTTTTTCTTCTGTTCTTCCATGCCGAACTCTACGAGTGTAGTATGCGCACTGATCTTGTTCGGTTGGCAGGCACCGATCAACCGGATTAGGGTTGCTTTAGATACATTGATCGAACCCTCTAACTTGACTAGATTACTCATATCTCATCCTTTTTTTTATCTGGGCTGCTCTGCGACGTCCCTATCTACGATAGCTGAGACAGATACCGCCGACAGAGCAGCCCCTTTGGAGAGGAACACAATGTATCCAATAGGGGTCCATAAGGATTTCACCCGAAAAAATACTTTGAACTCAGAACCTTACGTAGGTCTAGCGTTCCGCGCTCCGGTGTGTCGTCTAACTCTAGGCCAGTCGTGGCCTCAAGCGCTGTCTTGAAGTCGTGTAGCACGTCGTGATCGGTGTGCAGTTTTACGAACTGTTCTCGAATTATGCGCTGCCAATCGTCTATGTGGCAGGCGTGCGTGCCGAAGTCGTCGTGGATCATCGCGAAATCTTCGATACCCTCTGCGACGCCCGCGTTGACGCACATCATAAGGTGAGTGGCGTCGGTGTCGTGCACTAGGTTAGGACTGCTGCCCTGTCGCTGTTTCCGGCTGTCGATCTCGTCTATCTCAACACGCACATTAAGTCGCATACGGGCACCGCCGATCCGGCTGTCCACGCGCACCACGTCGTTCTTGCGTGAACCCTGATATACCGGGAAACCCAACGGGCTGGTGTACATAAGGGGCATGCCCTCTTTAGCCACCGTACCCGATACCTTCTGGATCCAGTCCATGGCGGTTCGGGCCGCAACTACAACCTCGCCTATGCTCTCCCACAAGATGGACGACATGAATATGCAGTGCTTGAAATTCGTGCCCTCGGGGAAGTGGTCGGTTTGCTGCTCCAAATACCAGCTGAATAGGCTAGCCGTACACGCCTGCTGAGTAGATCCGTACGGCAGGGTCATCACAGGCTTCTTAGACGCTTTGCGCGGCATGCCGTCGTAGCCTAATCTCTTAAAGAGGCTTAGCCAGTTGGCGGCGGCGACGCGGCGTCCAGCCTCTTTTTCATCAGCTGCTGGTCCCGTGGCGATAGCTCTGAGCTTGCGAGTTGCAACATCGGCGACGTCTTGATAGATGTCAGACGGTGCATCAGCAGGTAGGAGGTTAACTGCTCGACCTCCAACAGGATCGCGTAGCATTGCGGAGAAGTGCTGCAAGCCATTACAGCTTCCATCAAGAGCGATAGGAAGTCGTGATCTGAAAGTAGGCCCGTATTCCATAGCCCCAGCGTACTCGAAACAAAAAGCGAGGAACTGGAACGGCTTATCGGCGCTTTTCCAAGCGTCTCTGTTGCCCACTGGGTCCGCTGCGGCGGCAAGCCATTGATCTCGTCGTGCATCAATCCAAGCAACGCGTTCATCATAGCTGCACTTGTCCTCGCCGAACTTGTTCGCTCCATGGACCTTGAGCCAGTAGATACCGCGCTCTCCGATGGGCTTGGCCCGAGCGAACTCCAAGCATCCCTTTGCAGGGTCGCTACCTTGTGGACTGACGCCAGCTGTTGCTGCATATAGTCGCGCTCGGAAGTCGAGTTGGTAGACATAGTAGAACTCCTTGTGTTCTTTAAGCATTTCGCCTATTCGCATAGTGCGGGATACGCCAAGCACGAGCGACTGTCGATGTTTCTCTAGCGCGTAGGTCTCGCGCGCCTCTGTCTTCCAGTCGTCCAGCCGATCCTTGTCGGCGTCGGACAATAGGTCGCCCTTGGTGAACGGGCAGGGCGGCACCTCGTACGGCTGACTGGGCGGCATACCCACGCCAGTATTGCTTAGCCAGACCGCCTGTATCGCTTCCAGCACGCGCCTGTTAACCCGCCATGGTGTACGCTGTACCGAATTTACAGCGCTCATCACCGGGGCCATATCGGCCTGTGCGAGCAATTCCTCGTGAGGCTTCCGGCTAAAACCGCGCCGGGTTTTCACTAGTGGCGTGTTAGCCCGCAGTCGGGGAAGGTGATACCCGCCGTTGTACTGTGACACCCAGTCCTCGGGCTTCATGAGGCAGGGCATTCGGTCGGGCATCATTACGGCTAATGCCTCGTCTGAACTCTCTATCCAGTCTTTTACCTCTTGGGTCGCTCGCAGTACAACTCGCTGTTTGCGACCCTCGCGGATCGTCTCTTTGTACACCAGATCAGTGGCGTCCAGTGTCAGGCTTAGCAGCAGGCTACCGACGCCTACCATAGTCTCGTTGTCCCACGCGCGCCACTCGACTTCGTTGCTGCGCATAGAGTGGGTCAATACACGGTGCCTATGGCGGTAGCTCTCCGAGTTCCTGCTGTCCAAGTCGCGCTGCAATGCACTGAATAGGTCAGGCTTCTCCAACTCGAACTTAGTGAATTTCAGCTCATCCTCCACCATCATACCTATTCGGTGCGACACCTCGACTACCGCAACATCCTCGTACACCGCTCGCACAATCTCTGATAGCGAGAATAGCGCCACCTTGTCAGGCTCTACGGTAAGGATCAGTTTAGCGTACTTGCTGCTGCGCCGACGGCCACCGGGCTTGTTTCCTCCACAATAATCCGCGATGAACTCCGAGACCTGCGCTAGGTATCCTTTCAGCAGACGTTTACCGCCGTTAGTGCCGGTAAAGTCTTTACGCTCTACTGCCCTGTTCTCCTGATTACGGAACCGGGAGACGCCAAAGCTGACCATATTTTGTTCCCAGCTTAGCTGGTCTTGGAGTTCTACTGTCACTTTTTCAATGCTTTCAGTTTGTCGCGGCGGATCTTCGCCAGTTTGTTAGCTCGAACCCTCTTTTCCTCCGCTGTCTTGAACGTAGGATGCAGCAGAGGAACCTGCGGGACAGAATGTTTCTCCCAGTACTCTACCAGTCGCCGTAACCACTCGTCGATGGACATCTTGTTTTTGGCGCGATTGGCAGAGGTCTTGATCTTTCCCTCCATGGCGTTGCAGTTAACGCACAGCACGCCCCGTATGTGACCGCCTGTGTGGCAGTGGTCGAGTACTGGGTTCTTCAATGCACTCGCGTGCAGGGCACCATCGCACAGGGCACACTTATTGCCCTGCGCCTTTAGCATAGATGCGCGCACAGTCGCGATCTCTCGTTGTTTGAGCTTACGCATACGGCTACTCCCGCATGTTCAGCTTCTCGCGCGCAGTCACCAGCTGATCCAGCGCGCAGCGAATATCGTGAGCTACTACAGCGTCACATGCATCGTCCGCGTGCTGTAAGTCTTCCCGCGTGGCGTCGATTAGTACGTCGAGTTCCTCGGCGGTGTACTGTTCGAGTTCGGCAGATTTCATCGTGCGGCCTCCTTTAGCGGATTAAGTAACAGAACTAGCGCGCGCAGCATGTCATCCGCGTCCGAGTACGCACCCAGCTCGGTTTCGCGCACACCCATTTCGCGGCTTGGGCTAGTAACCAGCCACCCACCGTTTGGTAGCTCGCGGAGGTGCAAGCCGTCATCACGCTTGAACTCTCCCATCAATACAGGCTTAGTCGTCGGCATTCAGTTTCTCCTTCAACCAGTCTAGGACGTCGCGTGGGTTTTTATTCCGGCGCATCCATAGTGTTTGCATGTCACCAAACATAGCTTGAGTAGGTGACACTACTTGGCCCGTGCGCCAATGCTCGAACTCGTATCCTGATTTTCCAAGGTCCACCCAGATAGCTTTGACACGCTCGAACGCCTCGCGGTCGTTAGTGACGTTGGCCAGCAGGTCATACGTCATAGCAGGACCACACGGCTTAACCTTAGCTAATTCAGCGTCGATAACCTTGTTGTGGCGCGCATCTTCTTTGTCTGTCCCAGTACCCAGCTTCTGGATAGCGGTTGTGTATGCCTTTGTAGGCTTTACGCCGCAGATGTGATTACCAGTGACTTTGGGCACGCCACTGATGTTGTCAGCCGCATCCCCCATGAGAAGTTGCGCCCAAAAGAACTTGGTTCCTCTTCCGACCACTTTAGCCGAAGACTTGGAGCGGTCCAGTTCGATCCACCCAAATGTGTCTTCGAGCAGGTCGAGTTTGTCGTTGACGAGTAGATAGCCTGGGCACATGCGGAGGTCTTTGTCCGCCGAGGCGATAACGCAGAGTTCAGGAGTTCCTGCTCCCAGTGCTTGATATGCTGCTTGAGACATTCCGTCATCAGCTTCTTGGTCGAGGTGGGCGGTTCCATTTCCGCCAGCGCCGATTTCGCTGATGAGGTAAGCTCGAATTGTGTCGAGAAACTCGGGCTTGTTGTCGCGATCTTTTCGGTTCGCTTGGTACTCTTTGAGGACAGCTTGATCGCCACGACCGCCTTTAGTTGACCCGGACGGAGTGGTGTGTACATGAAAGCTCGTGCCGCCCCCAAGTTGCATGATGTGTTCAACAGCTCGCCGCGCATTGTGTTGCATATCCTCCAACGATTTTCGTGGTGTGGGATCTTCTGGATCCAGTTCCGCTTTGCTTTCCGCAGACACTTGATACGCCATGAAGTCTGCGTCAATGTGGACTACCCGCCCCGGTACAGGTTTAGGGTAGTTGTAGCCGTGGTTCATGTCGGAGAGCTTACCCTCCGACAGAGACTTGTCTACCTGAGACAGTAGATCCATTAGTACGGAATTTCGTCGTCGAGGTCGTCCAGAGGATCGCCCAGATCTTCCGCTTCCGCGTCACCCAGCTCATCAGGCTCAGCGTCGACTTCATCCTCCGGTTCGGCGTCCACTTCGTCGTCCAGCACGTCACCAAGGGCACCGCCAGCTAACATCGCTTGAAGAGCAGAGCCTTCGAAGTCGATTGCCTGCGTCATGCAGATGTGTTGTAGATAACCACCTTCGCAGGTCTTCTCTACTTCGCCATCCTTGTACTCGTACGGGTGGCCCTTGATGCTGTCCCACTGCTCGGGTGTAGGATCGCCCCAGAGCAGCAGCTTGATCGGAACAGTCTGCTCCTTCATGCGTACCTTGACTTGGGTTACTTCACCGTCACCGTCTACGTCGTCTTTAATAGGCGGTGTGATCAGCCAGCCACGATCTTTGTCGCGGGCGTTCTCGTATGTCTTCTTGCTGTCGCCCTCACCCTTATCTTGGTGAACGATCTCAACGAAGAACGGCTCGCCGAGCATCTGTGCGATATGCGTAAGGTTCGCACGACCCGCTGCCATCTGCTTGAACAGCTTGGTCAAGTTGGCTTTGTCGCCCTGCTTAACATCCAGCATTTCGCGGTGTACAGGGTAGATCGTCTTCTTGACGCCATCCACTTCGATCTCTTGCGCCAGCTTTTTGCTCACCAGCTCGAAGTAAGCGTAAGCTTTTTGGCTCGGCGCTTTCTTCTTGCCGTTATACATGTTTCCGTCGCGTTTGCCAACTTCAACGTACCCGACAAACCGGGCGGGGTACTTGCCAACCGGGGTAAGCTCGCGCTCAAAGCCGCCTTTGTCCTCCGTCTGGTCCTGCACGGTGCCCTTTTCAACGGACTTGTTGACTTGGCCTAGTAGTTTATCATTGTTCATGTGTGTCTCCTTACACGTCGTAGATTGGGTACACGTTGTTGCCGCGCACGCATTGTGTGTATTCGTTGTAGTCTTTGCCTATCCCACGGAACAAGACAAAACCATTGTTGTATCTCTGGCGCACCATCATAGGTGCGGTCTGCCGGAACGACCATCTACGGTACGTGTCTAGAAACTGTCGACACATATCGCGCGCCATGAAATGGGTGCCGCTGAACACCACCACGCGGTCTCCAACAGACACTCGCATAGCCGCCTCGTTAAGGGCGCGGAACGTCTTGCCTGTGCACCGGGATGCCACGCACGGTTGTTTGAAGTCCCGCTGCTTGACTTTGTATTCTTCATACGTCAACATGATGTAGCTCCAGCATGTCTTTACCAGCCTCTACGTCCACGGGGAATGGGACGGGGCAGTCTATGTTGAACTGGGATTTTAGTAGCTTTGGCACACTTTCCATGATAACTTTGATCACTTTGCATACCTCGTCTAGGACGTCCTTGTGACAGTCCACCCAGATACAGTCATGCACGGTGTTCACTAGCAGTGCACGTCCGTCCCAGTTATTCTTCTTCATGAAGTACCTCCACAGCCGACCGATGATCATCTGTACGATCTCACCGCCCGTTCCCTGCACTGGGTAGTTCTTCAATTCTGTCGGGCTAAAGGTGTCTTCAATACCCTTGCGCTTCAAGAAACTTGGTGCGTCGTTCGATGTCCAAGTGTACATCGTTCCAGTCGGTGCTTGCCACCAACCACGTCGGAACACGCGGAAGCCACGATCTTGGCCAGCGCGGAATGGTTCAGCAGTCTCGTGTACTGCTGCCTCGACCGCCGCGTTGAACTTCGGAATACCGGGGTATTCCTTGTCCTCTTTGACGATCATGTCTTTAACTTCGTCGATGTCCATGCCGGTCTCTTCCGAGATCAAGGCGGCACCTGCACCGTAGGCTCGCTGGAACGAGAAGATCTTACACTTAGTACGCTCCTTCTTCCACTTGGCGTAGTCCTCGGAGGCATCCTCGTCTTTGCAGTGCAGCAAGGCGAAGTCGTACGACACTGAGTTTTTCAATGCCACTCGCTTACAGTGGAAGTCAACCCGGTTGATAAGGTCTTTGCAAAGGTTAGCGTCGCCTGATAGCAGTCCTTGAACAACAACCTCTAGCTGACTGTAGTCTGCCTCGATCATGCGCCCATCGTCGCCGAAGCGGCTAACAAAGATCGCTTTTAGTTCCGACTTGTCGCCGCGCGGGAAGTTCTGTGCGTTCGGGTTGTTGGCGCTAAGGCGTGAAGTTACCGTTGAGGTGTGGTTCAACGAGTGGTGCACGATACCGTCGTCCATAACGCATGTGAGCATACCGACATGCTCTTTCTTGCGTGGGTCGTACCGCATGTAGTACGTACCGATCTCTTTGTCCAGCGCCTGTAGCTTACCCATGTTCTCAAGGAACGGGATACCGCGCTTTGAAAGCGATGCAATGATGTCAGCACCAGTACCGTACAGCGGCTTACCCGCGCCATCGACGTTCTTAGTCTTCCACTTAGGATCAGGCGCAGTGATCTGAGGAAGCTCGTAGAAGAAGTCTTGGATCTTGGTCTTCAACTCTCCCCAACCGTCCATCTTCTTGAACTTCGGCTCACCCATACGCTTGCCGCCCTTGAAGGTGTCCTGCTTGGTACCGTCACCTTCGACAAGATCACCGTTCTCGCGGAACTGTAGGTGGTACATACCGTCAACCAGATGGCACCTGTATTCCCAGCCCTCGCTACCGTTGACAACAGTATTGACCCAATCCGTCGGGGCAACGGGTTCGCCGTCGAACATCGGCCAGTCTTCCTTGGTGCGGAACCGGGCCAACTCGCCAGTCTTCTCGTCCGTGTATGTTGCGGACTTCTTGTAGCGAATTGTGCCGCCGTAGATAAGGCAAGAAGTGTGAACGCGCGACCCCCAACTGAACCCCACCTCTTCCGGTATGAATGCTACGTGTTCTTCGAGCGCCTTGGCCGTTTCTTCTCGCTTCACCTCTAGCTTCTTCTGGTTCACAGCCGCTCGTGCACGGTTCACTTTGATGCCGTTGAACTCCATTTCAGTGGTAGCGGCTAGACCTTCCATCCGGTGCAGTATCGCTTTGTACATGCCTAGCTCTTTGGCTAGCTTGACTTGCCCGCGATAGATCTTTTCTGTGTTGCCGATGTCACCGGAGTTGCGTCCCTCGTCCTCCGTGCCTACAAGGTAGTCTGCCAGCAGGTCTGGGTCGATGTCGGCGGTCTGCACACCCGCTTTCCACAGTGCTTTGATCTGGTCGATCTTTACACGCCCGCCGTAGCTCTCGGCGATGTCGTCCATAGAACACATGTGGTACTTGCGGTCCTGTGCATGTAGCAGGTACTCAGCGTACTGCGTACACCAAATGCGGCCACCTCTCTGAAAGAACGGAATGACGTGTGGGTTGAGGCAGTTGGCCATCTCGTATAGCATGTCGAACTTGATGTTGTGGCCAACCAACACTTTGACGTCAGGATCAATGACTAAGTGGTTATCGTCGGACTTACCCTCGAACCGTCGCCAACTCGCGCACTTGTCGCCCTGCTTCTTCCATCCGCGCATGACCACGTAGTTGTCAGGATGCCACTGGTTTGCAACACGTTTGTGCGACTTATGGATCTGGGTCTCTTCATCAAAGATTAGATACATGCGCTGTCCCATCTAGGTATCGAACCGCCCACTCGGAACGCATTGCGGAGTTGTTGATGCGTCTCTTTAGTTCCCGCACCTGTTCCTCCGCCGCGACCAGTTCTACAGCCAGTCGCGCCCTGTACCGACCGCTAGCACGAATGATCTGCACTAACTCGTCGTCTGTTTTGTGTTTGAGGTCACTCATCGCCAGTAACCTCGCGCTATCTCGAACAGCTTGTAGCGCTGCGACTTTTCCATCAAGTTCTGCTGCATGGCGATACAAGTGGCGGCTAGTACCGCCCCGTACTCACGCGGGTCTTCAAACAACATCACGTTGTCCTCGCCTTTGCGCATGGTCACAAAGCTACCGTACTCACCGGGGTACTCTTCGCGGTCTTTAGGTAGCTCCCAGCCTTTAGCTAGCAGGTACTCAGCGGCAGGCTCAACATTGAGCACTCTCAGCACGATGTCGCGGTCTGTGTCAGTAGGCGGTGGCAGGCAGATAACTCGACTACCGCCAAAGAACCCCATGACGTAACCGGGCATGTTCTCGAACAGCTCAATCGCGTCTTTGAATTTCACTGGCGGCGGAATCTTGCGCTGCCGTACCTTTTCTTCCAGATTATTCATAGCTAGGCTCCTTCTTGTCGTCGCGCCACCACTGGAACGTGGGCTGGCGCAAGGCGGTGTAGCTGGGGTCGCGCTTATGCTTGATCTCTGCAATTCGACTGAACCCCGGCTCGCCATCGCGCGCCCAGCTGAACCATTCTTGATTTGGCTTGTCGGGCAAACCGACTTGCTTATACGCGTACTCTTCGAACAAGGCTTTGCGTTCTGGGTGCGTCATCTTGCCGGGGCCGATGCCGATGCGCTTGCCCTTGTAGTCTGCTATAAGACCGCCCACCATGCCGAGCGGCGACCCGTCTTGACTGACAGCCTCCAACCAGCCCACGATACTGAGGTCCACAGTCGGCTCGATCACGTCCTTTAGGTAGCCCGGTTGCCGCTTGGCTGGTTCGAACAGGCAGTTGCGGTCGCGGAGGATGAAGCCCTCGAACCACTGCTCGGGCGTGGACGACTTTTTGCGGATCTCGTACTGCACGGCTCGGTACTCTTCGACGCTGTCCGCTGCCGCGCAGAACGGCATGCGCGCCGCGCCGTCAGGCTCTTTGAGCAGTTGATGCGGATACGTCATGCGGTGATAGTAGTGCGTATGACCCGGCGCATAGAAGTCGAACACTTGCATGTAAAGCTCAGGGTTGGGTGTGTCCTTACGCACCATGCCGCTGACGTCCTTGAACTCGAACACCGTCCGATGTACGACCTCGCCTACGATCACGCAGGGTGCCAGATTGCCAAACTGTAGCTTCACATACTCCACGATATGGTCCACCGATGACGCCGCTTTCTTGCCGGGGCGGGTCTGCGCTGTGGCCTCAAGCTCGTTACCCTCGCCGTAGCTCAGGTCAATGCGAATAGGCACGCCATCGAACTTCTCGAATACCAGCCACGCTCGGCCATCGAAGCACTTCTCGGTGTACTTCTTGCTCAGGGGGATCACTTCTCCTGACATGTTTCCTCCTTGCCGTAAAGGCGCATCAATCGGCGCAGTTGCATATCCAGGGCGTCTACTTCGTACCACAGGTTGCGCATGGTGCTGTTGTTGTCTACCACGATGTCGGCGTCTTCCTTGGTAAGCTCCATGGACGAGCTGTCCTCGGGCGGCAGGCGACCAGACGCGTCTACCCAGATCACGTGGTCGAACAGTCGCCTACCGGCCTCAAACTCGTGCCGGGAGCGCATGCCTACATAAATGTCGGCTTCACTCAACACCCCATGAGCTATGGCATCCCCGCCGTTGTCTTCGTTGTACCGCTTGAATGCGTCAAACCAGAACTTGCGCCCGCAGCAGCTGATTGTATCGTCGTGGCGGTTCTCGTAGAACCACTTCCAGTCGCGACCAGCCAAAAATGCGGGCGAGTGCGTCGCTTTTACGCTAGGGTAGATTACGTGTTCCGCGCCCCAGCTAGAGCTAGATCTGAACGACCACCCATGGTAGTCGCGCATGATCTCGGCCACAGTGTCTTTTCCGTGACGTCCGTGTCCTATGATAAGTAGCTTCATTAGTGTCGCCTCCTTTTAAAAGCGTAGTCCATTTGCGCCTGCGGCTGGTAGCGTATTAGCCACAGCAACTTGGCGAACCCTACGACTTTGGGGCGTAGTACGATCCACCTAGGACCGCACGACACGCTGTAGGGAGTTTTCCAGTTTATGTGTCCTTGCCACCAGTTCGCAAAGAAAAGCGGCAAGTACCAGAATAGTTGACGCATTAGTGTCTCCGATACTTAGCCCCGCAACCGGGACACGTTATGATTTCAGTTGGTTTAGAGGTGAACTTGATCCCGCACCACTGGCACAGGAACGTTATCATTTCCACTTGTCCATGATGTGCTTGGTGTAGAACAAGTGAGACGCACCACACCCCAGTGACCCGCCCGCCGCTGCAAACATGAATGTTGCTACGGGGGCGTTGGTGGCCGCTACCACCCACACGAACACGAACTGTGTCACGCTAATGATCCACGAGTTAACCATAGCCAGTTTCCAGCGGTCGTCTCTCAGTAGTTTCGAGTTCATCACCAGCGAGAACACGGAGGCAAACTGGGCCACAAACACTAGTGGCAGCATCCAATCCATTAGCGCCACCACTTACCCGTGCTAGGATCGTGTGTCAGGATTGCACGCTTGCCATTAGGGTACGTCACGATAGAACTGTGGCTCCAGCCGCTCAGTCCTTTGTTGTAGCCCATATCGAGCTTACCCAGAACCCCTGCCGTGTACACACCCTCAACGATACCTGCTGAGTGCGTGTGGCCGGTGTTGGCCTTGCCCGCCGTCCGCAGGTTCTTCGGGTTCCCGCGCGCCCCGTTAGGCCCTAGGTGGCCGTGAAGACCAGCTTCGATCTTGTCGAGGATCTTATGGCTCTGGTCCTCAAGGATTACCTGTGGTCGTGCACGCACGTCGCCCCGGCCACGCGCCGCGTGACAGCTTTGCATGATCAGGTTTCGGAACGGGTGATCCAACCCGTACCCCATCGACTTTTGGTGGTTGAGGCGTAACCAGAGTTCTAGGTTAACCGGGTCTGTAAGGGCGGAACTGTCCGCCAGCCAGTTGTCGACGGCTTGGTCGTGGTTCGATACCACGATATAGCTTTCGCACCAATCCCGGTGTGCGTCGTGCATGAGCCAGTACGCGATGTCCTTGAACTCTTGCTCCACGCTGTCAGTCTTGTTGCGGAACATTTCTCGCATGAACTGAAAGTCCTTGCGGTTGTGGTGGTTTCGCGGCATGAAGTCGATGATGTCGTGGAAGTACTGCTCGCGCGGCATAAGACGGTCCATCATGCCAGCTGGCCCGAAGACCGTCTCGCATACGTCTTCGTCCTTCTTCCATCCGTGGATGTCACCGTGCGTTACCGCTTGTACGCGAACATCGTCGAACACTTCTGTCGGTGTAAAGAACCTGTTCAGGTCGTACAGTCCACCCTGCTGGTCGAAGTTAAGTTGACGTGCCCACCAATTGTTGTTCTCGTCTACTTCAACGAGAAGTGCGCCAAACACATGGTGGAAGTCTGCCTTCTGGCCCGCTGTCTTCTGGATGTAGTTACGTTGCGTGATAGCGCCAGTGGTGTACATGAATTTAGCCGGATCGTGCTTCATAGTTGGCACGCTCTCCATGGCTAGCTTGACGTGCGGGATAATGCAACTGGCCTGCCGCGTGTGGTTCTGGAACCCGGTGGTCGGGTTAACCGCCGTAGGCAGTATGTTCAGTGACCCGAGCCATACCAAGTCGTCAGTGATCTGGATGTCCGTGTTTGACACGTACTGTTCGATCTCGGGGGCGTATGCCAACTGGTCGTCATCAGTGGACTTGCCAGAACCTGGCTTGATTGACTTCGATCCGTACGCACCCTTGTTATAGGTGAACTGGCTGACGTGCAGTTCGGCATCGTAGTAGTCTACCAGATTTAGCAGAGTTTTCCACATGTCGTCTGGAATGAGATCGGTGTTGTTCTGCGCGCAAGTGAACACGAACGTGCGTGTGCCTGAGCCACCATCTTCGCGCCGCTGCGCCGGGTCTTCCATCGTCCCTTGCGACAGCGGCAGCTCGGGCTGAGGGAAATCGACTTGGCCAGTACCGTAGCGCTCTGCCATAGTTAGCGCCTTGAACAAGGTGCGTGCTTCGTGGATGCGTCGGCGGTGCCGACCGGGGTTCTTCCCGGTGTACGGGAACTCCTGCTCTATCTCGTGCGGACTTGGAATAGTCTGCGACGCACGCCAAGTGTCGTGCAGGAAGCTGTGTATCATCTTCTTGGTAGTGTACTTCTTACCCACTTCAAAATCCTTCTGCTGCGGCTATAAAGCCCGTTAGTTCACAGGTTAGTGGCCAGATACTCGCGGAGATCGACCAGCATTGTTGCAATAGGAACAGTGTCTCCATCACTTAAATTCCTCCCTCACGATGTGCTTGCAGCGCACGCACATTCTGGCAGGCCACTTGACGCCGTTGCTGTAGTACAGCTGGCGGAACCAATGAATGCCACAGTCGCATAGGATCTTTCCGATAGCTTCTCTAATCTTCTGCATCTACTTCTTCCTCGTCCAGCGGGACGTCTTCGAAGCGGGCGATCTCGGGCCGGAACCGCACGCGGGCTTGAGGATCTTGCGGCTTACCGTCTACCCTAAGCTTGTTTTTGACCACGCCGATGCCACGCACTGACTGCATACCGGGGGCGTTGCTGGTGCCGATCATTATTTGCACGTCGCACGCGCCCTGTTTGCCCGTCTTGCTGTCTTTCAGCATGGACTGCGCCGGAAATAGGTTGTCGTCGCCTTCCACGCTGATCTGAGACGTACCGATACCAACCACGTCGTACTTGACGCACAGCTCTCGTGCCCAGTCGTACATCTGTTCTAGAGCCAAATCCGTTCGCGCAGCGTCTTTAAACCCACGAACTTTGTCGATCATGTCGTAAACGACGATACCGGGATGATTGGTTTCAATGATGCGCTCAACTGCGTATGTGTCCATACCATGAATGTCGAACACCCTGATACGGTCTCGCATGCCGTTCATAAGCTTGTCGAACATCGGTGCAAGAGTTCCGTTGCGGTGTGCTTCGATCATGTCGTTAAGTCGCATACCGACAGCGGCTTGCCATAGTCGTTGCTTGATACGCTGGCCCGGTCCCTCGTTGTTCAACCAGACCAGAGTTAGCTCTCCCGGCAGCTGCTCTGCCATGTACGTAAGCTCTCCGGCTAACAGCGTAGTCTTGCCCCGGTCAGGACGACCTGCCACGATTATGAAGTCACCGCCACGAACCGGACGCATGCACTCGTTCAAGCAGTCCAAACGCCACTTGTACCCGAACCCCGATTCCTCTTGAGTTAGCAGGTCGCCGATGTCGTCGCGGATAAAATCAATACCTGTGATCTTGGCGTCACGCTTGTGTTCGTCAAACAGGTCAGTCAACTGCCCGTGCAGGTTTTCAACTTCCCCCTCTTCAAACGCCAACAGCAAAGTAGACACCGCAGACGACAATCTGATCTCCAGCATGTTCTCTAGGATAGTGTCTTTGTTTGCTTCGGGTACGTCTGCCTTCATCTTAGCGAGTACACCCGCGTAAGAGTCTAGGGCTTCTTTTTTCAGGTTGCTGTGCCACGCGCGAAACAATGTTGTGAACACTGCTACGTCGATGCTGTCATGCTCAGGGAATTTCTTAAAGTACTTCTCGAAATCTCCCAAGATGACGCGTGTCTTTTCCTCTAGCGCCGCCTCTGGCACACGACCCCTCACTTTGAAGAAGTCGTCCCGGTGTTTTAGGATGCGCAGTATCTGTAGGTCAACTGCCATTAATTCTCTCCAGTCGAGCGTCAATTATCCCTAACGCTTCTTTTTGTGTGAGTACCAGCCGTTCCTCTAGTCTTGCTTTGCGGTTCAAAACCACCAGCTCCGCTTCATACCCTTGCGAACTCTGGAACCCAAGGAACCTATTTTCCTTGGGCGACTGCTGTGGGTCTATCATACGACGGAGGTCGATAAGCTCTTCTTCCTCTTTCGCCTTTCGTAGTACCGCGTCGGCTCGTTTCTTTATTTCCGCGTACTCGTCAAGCACTTTTTGATCAGCTGCGTTCATGCTAAAGCCTCCTGTATGTAGGATGAAATTTCTTCGCGAGTGTGGTACTTTGGGTCTCGTTCACTACGCACTATGACTATGCGCTCTTCTCGCAGCGCCATGGCCTTTCGCAAGTTGCGATTGCCGATCTCTCCGCCAGCGTCGGGGTCTAGCCACGACACCAGCACGCTACAGTCACGCAGAAGCGTGTCTAGCATCTTGTCGTCGAAGCTTGTACCCATAGTAGCCCCTGTTCGAAATCCAGCATCCGACACCCGTACAGCTGACAGTATGTCCTCTACAACTACAGCAAAGCGCTCGCCACTACCACTAGTAGTGCTATCGCCCCCAATCCAATAATCGTCGCTGGCTGCGGTAGCGACGTACTTTGGCCTGCCTTTCTGGCCCGTAAGATCGCGGCCTGTTCCTGCGCCCGTTGGTGTGCCGTCAACTTCACAGCGCAGGAAGAAGCGGTTGTGTCGCGCAGACCAACCCCATCCAAGCTGCTCTGCTCTGGAAACCGAGATACCAGCTTTACCGAGCCACACGAGCACGTCACTAGGCCACTCAGAGGGTGCAGAAAGATCGGGCACCCGCCGCATTCCGCGCACGTCGCTATCTGCTTTTCGCCACTCCGCGAGTTGCTTTGCGGTGACTGGTCCGTGTGGCTCAAACTCTTTGTATCCGCACCGGAGGCACGGGCCGATGCGAATACCGGCAGTGGAGTTCGAAACATAGGTGGATCTGTCCGACGAGCAACACTCAACTTTCCTGCTCCCGCCGAATGGCAGCGAGCGCGCCAGTGCTTGCCAAGACATCGTAACCGTCCTTGTAGTAGAAGAATGTACCCCCCTCGCGCACAGCCACGAAGGTAGGGTCGAAGTCGTCCAGCAAAGTCACAGCCGTGCTGTCCGCCGTAGCGCAGCGGGCCACGGCGGCGCGGTGCTTAAAGGTCGACCCTTTCGGGCTAAGTACAACAGCGTGGAAGTCTTGACAGTGGTGCATGTCAGCCCACGCGATGCATTTCAAATTCCGCCATGAGGTACTTTCAGTAGCCCCCTTCACGGCGGTCATAAACATCATACTTTCGTGTTCACGTTTCATACCTAGTTCTCCTTACACAGAGGCACACCGAACGCGCGGTGCAGTTCAGAACCACGCACCCGAATGAAGCCGTAGCCCCACTTGTACACGGCACCTGAGCGCACGAACCAGTTCCCCAGTCCCGGTACGTGCTTGTTGTACCAATCACGCATGAGTTCCCGGTGGAACTTCTCTTTCTCGGCGTCAGTCATTTTCACAGGGATAGCGGCTAGCGCCATAGTCACCACGGACCACCCAGACGACGGGCCATGGAACATGAACAGTGTGTTTGGCGCAACGCAAGAGCGCTCCTTGCTCAAGTACAGTGTGCACGAGCTGGCGCACACGGGCACGCTAATGCGAACGTCACGACCGAGAGTCCACTGGCGCTCTGCGCGCCGTGCGAATGCCGCTAGGCGTCCACCACCCATTTCGAACACGTTTACTGGGTGCTGCGGGCGCTCAGGTGCCGCTGCTGCACTTGTGGCTGTAAGCCCAGCCAGTAGAATTGCGAGTACTTTAAACATAGAGTTTCCTTTCGAGGTTTACCTGTGAGACAGGGCCGAAGCCCTGCCTACCAAATGAACCTGGGTACAGTATCAGCCGAGGTCGTCTGCGAGCGGATCGACGTCTTCTTCGTCGGCGGTTTCGTCTGCTTCAACTTCGGCGTCGGCCAGAGCGTACGACTGGCGCGTGACTTTCTTCAAGGTGCCCTGCTCGATAGCGGCCTTGATGTAGGTACGGACAGTCGCGGCAGCGGGCAGGTCAACAGAGGTACGGATAGCGACGACAGCAAGTTGGGCGATGGTCAAAGTGGTTGCACCAGCAGCGGCACCGGCAACGAACATGGCGACAACAGCGTCAATCTTGTCTTGGTTCGAGTTCGCTACTTTCTTGGCCAGCTCGGGGTTGGTTTCGGCGATGTCGGACAGGTCTGCGAAGTCGAATGGATTCTTGGTCATGTGTTTCTCCTAGAGATCTTTGTTAAGTTCGATGTAAAGCACATCATAAAGGGCACCGCCGGGATGCCCTCAAGTCATGCTTTGGCCCGCATGAGCTTCTTGTAGGCTTTCATGCCCGCTTTGATGACGTCCAGCGGGATAGGCACTATTGATGTGGGCGACCAGCGGTCTGGCGTGCGACTACTGCCCCGCGTACTGCTGAACCACTTGAACAGCTTTACACCTTTTTCGTTGACCACACACCGATACTCCCGGCGACCGCAAGTAAAATCCACAAACACGGAAGCCACTGTAGCTGATCGTGCGGCCTGCGCTTCTTGCACAGTAACTTTGAAGCCAGTCATGGGCGATGCCCCTTAAACAGTCGCGGCGCAAGCACACTGCTTGATCGCCGAGGACGTCGCTCGGGCGTACCGCGCATTGCGTGCGGTGCCTTGTAGTCCAGCCTAACAACTCCCTCGTCTTGGGTTGCCCGTTTTCCGACAGCGAACATTGCGTCTAGTGTTCGCTGTAAGAAGTTGCTCTTCAATAGTGCTTTAATGCCCATGTTTAGGTCTCCCGATAAATTCGTGTTTCGCCCGATGCAAACATGCAGGAACGGAAAGCTGTGTCCGGCTCAGTGTACGTGATTGTGTACGACCCGTCGTCGTAGTCATACCAAAATCGCCACGCGGTGCCGTCGTCGTCAACAAACTGACTTATTACTTCCTCGCCGTGATTGGACAGTCCCATCATTGCGCCGGGGGTTGACCCACAGTTGCTGCTAGCCGCTAGAAGCAGGGCAGCTGCTACGATGCTCATTGCACACCATACTGCGTGGATAGCCAATCGTGAGTGCTGCGCAGTTGGTCCGCGTGGCGCTTCCAGCCGGTAGGACAGTCTGCCTTGCCTGCGTAGGCTTTGTGCAGCAGGTCGTGTGCGGCGTGAAGAGAGTGCATACGACTGGATACCTCTTGACGTGTACGGTCACTCGGCCAGCCCTGCGGTGGCGGCGCGGTGTCAGGGTTGCCCTCGGCCACGACCCAGTACATCTTAGTGGATGGGTTGTAAGTGAAGTCAACCCCGTCCTCAACAGCGGAAGTTGACCGCAGCGAACCTAGGTTCTTGAGTTGCATACCGTCCACGAGGTGCAAATAGAACAGAGCCGCGTACTGTTTGTTACACTCGGAAACGAGCATAACGCTTTCGTTGTTGCTCATGAAATCCGCGCCAGCGGTCTCATAAAAGGCGTTGAACGCGTCAACGGTGGTCATCCACGAGTATTCAACTTGGCCCTTGTACTTGCCGATCATAGTCTGCAAGACAACGCCGGGATTGATCTGTCGGAACGCTTCCTTCATGAAGTGCACAAACATCGGATTGTTTTGTCGGTCAATTGAGAACAACACGTACTTGAACCCAAGACCGCTTGAAATAACGTTCATTTCATAACTCCTTCTCGGCGCACCCAGCGCCCGTTAACTTGCACCCACTCAGCGCGGGCCTTGATAGAACACACTGCCATAAGGAAGGCGTCCTCTTTGCATCCACGCTCTCTCGCGGATCGTGCTGCTACTGCGTACTGGTCGGGATCAAACATCGGGTGCCTCCGCGAACTCGAACCGGGAAAGGTGGCACATATACGGCCCGTACCTGCCCTCCACTTCCACGAATGGCCGCGAGGTGAAAATACCCTCCTCCACGCGATTAGCAGTATAAACTGCGCCAAACTCCAATTCCGGCACGTTTCGCGTACCTATTGCGACCAGCTTTGTACCCGGTGCAACGAAGTGCATCTGGCTGTGTTCAATGCACTGACTTACATATCCCATGTGTCACTCCAATCGTCGCACGGGTCGCCTATCTGGTAGCATTTATGCGCACCGTACATGCTCGCCATGCCTATGGTCTTGTGCAGGACACTCTCCCAGCCGGACCACAAGAAAGGGTCGTGCGGATCATCCTCCACTAGTTTGAACCGAGCTGACGCTACGCGCCATGACCCGTCGTCACACTGCACACGATTGACGCCTTTGAGGCACCACATTGTGTACACACGACCTGCTGTGAATGAGAACATGTCCATGCTACACTTGCACCGAACTAGGCACGTCTCACCCTCCGCTAGTCGGATGTCGTCTGCGTAGAACGATCGGCCTGTGCGGCTAAACCCTGTTGTAGTTCTAACCACAGGGCCTCCACGTCTTGCTCGGTCAAAGCCCATATTTCACCACGTCTTTCTCGGTGACGCGAGACCAGCCGTCCGCCGTCTTGAAGCGTACGCCGTATCCCACAAGCGCCTGACGCTTGTGCACTTCAAACCAAGAGGCTTCCAGCATAATGAAGCGCAGGCGCTCCGCTGACCGTGCGGCCTTATCCCGCGATACGAATAGTGCATGTTCACTCATTGCCCGGCTCCTAAGCTAGAGTTTCGTTAGACCCACTGCCACAGTAAAAGCGACGAGGGCCACTAAAAACAGTACCATGTCGGGTGCCATTAGACACGCTTAACCGTCACGGACTCGGACACTTCCGAGTAATCCAGGTCGCCGCGATCCATCAAGCCTACTTCGATACGCGTCACTGCGACGAGCATGTTATGGCGACCAAACACATGTAGTGTTTCGCGCTTGTTGCCGGGACGAGTGGTCTGGATTGCCCACAGTTCATTTTCAAAGGTAGTCATAGCGTTATCTTTCGATGAGGGAAGGGGGGTACGAGTTACACGTACGGAGCTTGGTTATAGATCCACTGTCCGTCAGCCGTGAACTCGCTTTTTGGGTCTTTAGTGCGCTTACGCTTGTCAACGAAACGCGACAGATACTGCAAACCTGTCATAAGTACAGCCATCATTAGACCCGCCATGATGGCCACTAGGAGGCCTGTTAGAGTACCAGCGAATGCTACTGCCATAGCGACAGTGAATGTCACGTCTACCAGTGTTGCATGCTTGATCATGCGCTTGATGCCGAACACCCGCGCACCTGTAACGAGTACAGCAGCGACAGTGGCGGCAGACGCGCCGAGTATGAAACCAATGGCCACAGTACGGCCTCCTATTGTTGTGTGAAGCGGCTAGTAGTACGCCAGCAGAAGTAGCACGGCCACTGTAAAGGCCACGCCTATTGCAAAACCTAGGATCATACCGGCTCGCCTTGCTCCAGCGGATCTGCGTCTTCCTTGACCAACGAGCGCAGAGCGGCCAGCTGATCTGGGTCGATGCTGTCTTCTGCGTTGTGCTTGGCGGCGCGCTTGTCAATCTTGGACACAAACGCCTTAAGCAGCACGTTGAGGCTTACAGGCGCAGGATCTGGCTCTGGTGTGGCGTTGAACCAGAAAGTCTTGGCCACTGCCAAGTCAGCCAACTCAAAGCCCTTGGCCTTCGCCTTGTTGGCGTGGAACATATGGGCGTTGTCACCTTCTGTGATGTACTCAAACCCGAGGTTTGTCTCAACCCACGCCACGATGGCGTTGCGGCGCACGCCCTTGAAAAGTTGTTTCTTGTCCACCAGCATGTTGATACGCTTGACCGCAGGACGCACGTCGCCCGTCTCTTTCCAGCGCGTGGCAACGGCGTGCAAGTACAGTTGGATGTCCATCTGCAACGCCTTGCCGCGAGTGTTGATGTCAGCCACAGCCAGCGCAAAGCTGTCGTCGCTATCAGTCTTGTTCAGTGCATTATAGTCCATAGTGCTCTCCAGTTGTTAGGCGAACGCCTAGCCCGGTTATCCCGTCAAGCTAGACGCTCTGTGATTGACACATTGCTGCACTACGCGTCCTATTTGCTACCCTAGTCCGACCAGTGGGCCCACCGTCATATAGCGGGTACGTTCGTGAGGTAGTGCAGACGGGTATCAACCCGTAGTATTGTGGCAACTCCTACTTGCTCGCTATTGGATACAGAAGTGGCGATGCCTACTAGCCTCGTGTAGAAGCTATTCAAACTCGTCGTTTGCGGCAAGTGACTATGCGTCTATGTGGCCGCTATGGCTTATAATCGTTTCAATTGGTCCTCCTGATGTAGTTGAAAAGATGCAGAGGGTAGAGAGAACCGCGTTCGGCCAGCCTGCGTCTCTACTCGCAAGCCCTACTAGGAGGTCTGATCTCTGCACCTATTCAACCACACCACACGCGGCCCATGTTGCTAATACAGGCCACGCATAGCGTGAGTTGTTCGCACCTATAACTTAGTGGCGTTTCAGTCGCATGAGTACACAGTAACCGCCCGTCTAAAGATTGTAAGCGGGATGCCGTGGCTTGCGCGACTGAGGCCCGTTAAGCCTAGTCTAGTGCTTGGTCCCCGTGCATTCGCTAGTATGCTCTTCGGATACGAGAACCCGTAGCTGCTTTTACAAGGCGGCAGGCCGTAGGGCTGCTTAAACGCAATCAACCCCTAGCTCTTGCCAATCATCCCAAGCCCGATGCCCACTCTTTCAGAGGCACGCTGACTTGGACAGCAATCCTTGACGACGTGTTCACCATCCGGTGACTTGTGTCGCTATGAGCACTTAGCGGCGTTTCCCGCATTCAGCTAGTCTAAGGTGCCAGCTACCCAACATCCGGCCAGTGCCTCCGGTGTCGCCTTGTTAGCTTAGTTTCTAGGGTTTAAGCTGTCAACCCCCCTATTTCGTGGCCGGTCATCGGCCTAAGCATGTTATAGACTATGCGTGTCTAAGTCAGGGAATAGGTACGCTTTACAGCCTTTGTGAGCCTACAACGCTCAACCTAACCCTTGCACCCTTACAGGCGATAACGAGCGGTATTCAATTCCCCGCTTAACCAGCTAGTTTGCTTGGTGCTAGCCACCCACCAGACAAGAGGGCTTTCGCTCAGTCCGTCTGGAATTGTCTTTAGCCTAGGTTACTCAGTTCAGGCTGTCAACTGTCTTTCTATCCGGCTCTTGCTTGCTACCGTGGCTCTTATCGGTCTACGTGCTCTGGAGCTAATCCCGTGGGGTTGCTACCGTCTGCTGCGTTGTTCCGTGATTAGAGTTATAGGCTTACTAGCTATCAGAGTGCAACACCTTTCTTGCTATCAGATCCAACTATCTTACTAGCCCTTGATTTCATTCACTGTTCTAGCCTTGGACCTAGCCCTATCCCGGCCCTATCATAGCTCTATCATTCATCTATCAGCTATCATCAGCCTAGCTCTAGCCTAGCCCTATCATGATCTATGCATGCATTCCCTACCCCATACCAGCTCTATGCTAGCTCTATCCCGTCCCCATCTACGATGGTTTTGAGACAGATACAGGCCCCGTAACAATCATCACATCCGGCTTTTATCCTATAGGGGACCATAAGCCATGCCAGCCCTAGCCCTTGGTGTATCCCAGCCCGTCACCCTGTGCAAAAGAGACAGATAGGCCGTGGCCCGGCACGCTCCCCTGAGCGCTAGCCCTGTGGCGTCTACCGGGTGTACCCTGCCTACCCTACCCCGGCTGGCCTTGGCCTTGTCCTGCGTACGTAGAATGAAGCGCACGCGCGCGGTTACAGAGGCTAGCCCCGGTTGTCAACAGGGACGGGCCATGGGGGAAATCCCCGAGCGACATTGGATAGAGACCCCTTCACGAAATTTTATAGTAATCCTGAGAAACCCTGAGTGCTAGCCCTGAGTGCAAGCCCTAAGCGGGCACGATGTTTCGATCTTCGAACACTGCCTTCGAGCAATGGTACACATCGTCGTCCTTGAGCCAGCATACATAGTCACCATGGAGAGGCTTTTCGTAGCACTTGAACCGAACGCCGTCAACTTCGGCCTCGGACTGTTCTGGCCAGTAAAGGATGGACGCGTGCGCGGGGATCTGAGCGGCGGATCGGGTGATTGGGCGGGATTGGTAGTCCTTGAATTGCATGATTTGGCTCCATTTCCGGCGATCTCAGCGCCTGTAGAGAGATTTATGGATGGTTGTGGCCGGAAGCCCATTACAGGCTCCCAGATCGGCTTATTTCAAGCCATAATTAGGCGATCACGACGGCCAGAGGGCCGGAAACAACCTCGTCAACCTCAATGAACACGGTAGACTGGTCGGCTGGGGTCTGAACCCAGATGGATTGTTCGGCGGCGTTGGCTGTGAGCATGACTGTGACAGCTTCGTCGGCCACAGAGGCCACGCCAGCAGAAGTAGAGACGCCGGGATCGGTCACACCGGGTGCAACTCTGGATGCCTGAGAGGTACGGACGACCAGAACGCCGGAGTTTACGTTTTCTAGGATCTCGCCGGATGCTTTCAGGTCGTGCCAGTCAACGGCAGCAGTGGCAGAGGCTTTGGATGCGCGATATTGAGACATAGATAGTCCTTTCTTTGGTGCGGAGCCGACTGCTAGGCCGGTGTCTCCGCGAGTGTTAAGATTAGTTAGTGCTAGACGCCTCGATCAGACCATCGTTGCTAAGATAGTCTGCGAACACGTGCAACTCAGAAATGATCAGGTTGCCTATTGTCGCGATTTCAAGGTCGTGACCCAGAATGTTCGGGACACCTGACGGAGTTTTGCCGGGTGTCAGCACGCCATCGGATGCGCCGCGAACTGACGTAGAAGAATGCCGACTTGCATAGCTGAACGGCACATGTACACCGGGTGCTTTGTCAGTGTCAGATGTGCTTGCGTTGTCCGACACGCCGCCGACCCTGTGAATGAAGAACATTTGGCCAGTATCTACGCCGTTGGTTGAGTGGTCGTAAGATATTTTATCGTCGGACCCGGCGTCGAGGGTAAGTACCCGGACGGTGGAGAACGCATCCTCATCCTCGTAGGTCATGTAACCCTTGACGACAAAGGACAACGCGTCTGGCATGGTGACTTTGCGCACTGTGGCGCTACGGTAAAGTGTAGTTGCTCCTAAGTCGAAAGACGCTAGCTGAATGTGCACATTGCCACCTGTTCCGGTAAAGAAGCCTGAAAATTTTCCAACTTGGTCGTTGATCCCAAAGTCTAGAAGGTTTCTATCACCTGATGCACTGGTCCCAACCCCCGCGACCCGCCTATTCGTCACATTAGCAATGTCAATTTCCACCAAATACAGTTCATCTAACTCGGTAGCAAACTGCTGTGTTGCGAACCCTGCAAGGTCATCCGGCAGATTGGC